AACGTCTCCAAGGTTATAGTTGTGGCATCCTGATTTGGAAAGTCCGACTCTTGACTTATATAGACAAGTGACTGCGCATTAACTGCGGTAAAAAGCTCAGTCTCATTAGCGTTCACTTTTATGAAAGCATCCCGCCAGGTGTCGCCAGTCCTATCATTTGCCGCTGATCCAACATTAATTAACTGCTGTGCCATGTTATGCCTCTGTCATATCAACGCTTAATTTTTCGCTATCAACTGTAAACCCAGTTTCATCTGAGGTTAAAGCGTCACCTGATCCTATCCTGTTCTCTAATGTGAACAATAACGCCAGAGTGTTAAATCTCCGATTCACGTTTAGATCAGACGCCGAGCTGTTCACTGTATCCGATAGCCGTTCAAGATAATCCGCAAACCTTAAAGTAGCCCTACCAGACGATGTTAGCTCCTCACCTCTTCTTGGCGGTATTATGTCGGCCACTATTAAACTCCTGATTCAGGAGTTGAAGCCAATCTTATAAGAGTGGCCTTAACAGGGTCTGTAATCATAAGCCTGATAACGCGAGAAACAGGGAACCTACCTTGTCTCTGCCATACAGACCGATGGCCATACTCACCTATTTTACCTATCTTACGGGTAGTCTTAAATGCAAATGTCCGCCCACCATCGTCTGAGTACTCCATCTGTACATTTGGGTCTAATCCGCCCGTCAATCCTACCCCACTCTCAAATGTCGCTTCAAAGTCTCCGGCAAACAATGGTAAACCCCCCTGCGAGAAAGGCATGCTAGTGGACTCCCTATAGATTGGGTCACCATAATACGTTAGCGTCGAATCGTCAAATTCACCTATTATCCCGCTATGCTGATCCCCTGCTAACAGCTTGCCATAAGCGGAAGTTATTGAGCTAACCCTAAACCTGTTATCTACAAGCCCAGATTGGAACTCAAACCACACGCTGCCGCCCGATATAGCCGAGGCAGTGGCATTATAAACAAAAGTCCGTGAAGGGATTATTTCAGACTCAAATGTAAACAGCGCTAGAAACTGACCCTTGAACGACATAGTTGTCGCAAAACAATTGGAAATCTCGTCTCTTGTAAACTTCTGTATCTCAGAATCTATTGACTCTGTTGATATTCGGACAGCGCTTGAAGATCCAGACACCTTCCATATTGACGCCTTCTCATTTTTTCCGCCGCCAACAAAGCAGAATGTGTTATCAAACTCGATCAAAGAAAACTTAGCATAAACCCCTTTTTGTATGTACGCTGAGGGAATTCTTTGAAACGGGAACCCCGCCCCGCCAACGTTCTGGAAAAGTTCAATAGTTTCCTCGCCGCACACAAAAAGCTCATTATGATTTACGTGTAAAGCCACCACCTTGTCAGGGTTTATTTCGGCTGTGCCAAAATCCAGAGCATCGAAGTCGAAAGGGTTATTAAGAGCCGAGTTAAAAAATACCGCCCCATCACTGGATGAAAATACAAAGTACCCGTCTTTATACACGACCGTGTTAGATGGGCGAAAATCTGTATCAGTTATTCGATTAAGCGACTCGGCCACATTGTCGTATGCATAGGCATTGCCACCAGGCACAACTATAACGAGGAACTGGCCGTTATCGGCCATAGAAACCCTACCGAATCCACCAACGCCCCCAATCTCCGTGGATGTTCCATCAGAGTCTATGCGATAAAGCTTTGTTCCTGAAACAGCGTACAGCACGCCGGACATAACCCAGCAACCTCTATCTGCCCCGCCTTGTGTGTTCGCGAACTGATTTAGTCCAGGGGGTTGAGAAAGACGCCTGCCATTGAGCGCGTCACCCTCTGCCACCACCGGCATCCAGTTTACACACCTCTGGGCAGAGAACGGTAGACTGTCCGTTTGATAGTGACTAAATCCAAGGGGGATGGGAATCCGCGCCATTTAGAAATTCTCGCTTTTATTTGGTCCAAAGAATCTATCTTGAAGGAATCTATCAGGGCAGTCATTTCCGGAACCCTGGGGTAGGGTGTCAGGAAAAGATGGGTCTCCAATAAAGACAACCGATGCTTTAAGCCGGTTTAGAGTAGATTCTGCTATAGATTCAAGCGCCGGTGTAACTAGCTTTTGAAATGCTGGAGCACACCTAACAGCGAGATTGTATTTAATAGCGGCTACAGAACTTCGCTCCACATCCACTGTATCAGTACTATTAGATACAACCTTAAATGACGTGGTAAGGCCCTCGTCGGCCCATTCTGAAAGCATATCATTCATGCGATTAAAGATAACCTGATAATCGTCAGGTTCCAGGGGTATTTCGGCAGTCTTGACTGCAATCTCCTCAGCCGCGCCGATAACTATATCATTCGCCGTTGTCATTACTAATTATAGCCTCTATAGCCTTACTTTTAACAATGTCTATGCCGCCCCTAAAATCTACTGGCACATTTAAATCATTACAATAATCCTTAATCTCATCTTTCGAACTCATTCCTAGAATGGCCCGCTCATGCCACTCGGAAGATCCAGGAACACCGGAACCTTTGTCCCCATTGTTTCTCTTAAGAACCCAACCGAGCTCAACAGCCTTAATTATACTCTCATCACGATCATTAATCTCTATTTCTAAGCCCGAGGGCTTAACCCATATAGCCATAGTAGCGCCCTAAAGCCCCCGGGGACCGGGGGCAAACAGTAATTAAACGCCGAAACCTTGCCCAGCAAAGAAAGGATTGAATGTTGCGTAAGCTGGCAACAAGTCAAAACGAATCTTTTGCTTGTTGGAATCACCGTCTGAATACTTAGTGACACGCATAGACATGCCATCTTCAGTAGTCATGATAGTATCAGTAGCAAACAGCTTCTTCAGCGGGACCGTACCGATGCCAAACGCCTGCTTATGGTAGAACAGGTTAGGCTGATATACAGTAGAGGCCGACCCGAGAACAGTAATAACATCGTTATCGGCGAGCGCAGAATCAGAAGTATTATATTGGCCGTTAGCCTCGAAAATGGCGGGACCAGCGACCAATAGCGTGCCAGCACCACTACTTAAGGTAACATCCTGCGTTACAACGCCAGACCACAATATTTCTGCGCCGGTCGCGTCAGTGAAGGTGTTGCGAGTCGATAAGCTTAATCGGTTACGGCCGGTCACCTGGACAATCTCGCCGGCCTTGATTGTGTCGGCACCAGATCCAAACCCATCTACTGGGATAGATTGAATCATGGTGTCTTTGTTGGTCGCATAAGTCACATCAGGCGACCCATTAATCGCGCCAGCTCGATCGGTCAAAGAACCACTTGTGTAACTTGCTAAGGCGTTAGATGTCAATGCGGACAGATTACCAATTTTATTAGAAATCTGCGCATTCTGCCAAGCTGAGTTAACAAGGGAATCGCTTCCAGAACTAAGGCCGCGCTGAGCGTCAGCCAGGTTAGTGGTGGTAAAAGGATTCATTACGTAAAAGCGCTGGTTGTCGTTTGGAACGCCAATGGAGTCCATAAGCGCACCAGCTCCAGCCACGTCAGACCATGCATCCACCACTGTCCCGGGCGTGCCGTATTTTAAGTTGCAGTTCTTAAACATATATTGGCCGAAGTCAATTTCAAGATCTGTAACAATTCTGGTAGCCATTGGTGCTAGAATCTCATCTAACTGATCCAACTTTAGGGCTTCGTCTACCTCGTCCCAATCGGCGTGCACAGTAAAATAATTTTGCACTGTACCCGTGGCTTTCGCAGCGATTATATCAGACTTATCAACAGCTGATATATCGCCCCCTGCTGTACGGTCAGTCTTATAATCATGGGGCCGCTTAAAATCTACGGTAGTGCCCGCCGAAGGATTAAACCTACCGGTCAACAACTGTGTATCAACGGTTTTAGTTAAAACACGCGAAGCTTCAAACTTTTCCAAGAATACGCGAGCCAGTTTCCTAGTGGTGTTGTTGTCTAAACTATTGCTTGATGTGGCCATCTATATTTCCTCAACTATATGTTGCGCCTGCCGGTCCACGCTCAGCAGGTAGTGACCCACCTGTTGCTAGTGGTCC